TTTTTTAGTAGGAGATACAGGTCAGATATATGAAGGCAGAGGTTGGGGTAACAGAAGTGCTGCACAAGGTGGCAATAGTAGGGAAGAAATTAACTTTAATAACAAGCATTATGTTGCTGTGTGTTGGTTGGGTGGTGTCAATCCTACCGACAAACCATCAGCTAAAGCTATTGAAAGTGTTAAGTGGCTCTACGAACAAGTCGGTGGAGAGTTAAGACCTCACTCATCATTTAAACAAACTGATTGTCCTGGAGATGCTTGGCGACAACACATTGTAGAAGGTTTAGTTACTACCACAATTAGTAATGAAAGTCCACCTGAGATGATACATCCACAATTTATTCAAAAGAAATTAGATACAATTATTGCTAAACTAGAGAACATTGAAAACAAATTGAAGTTAGGAAGAATGATATAATGAGTCAAGAATATAAAGATTTAATTGAAAGATGTCTGTGGACATTTGTAGAAACATTTGCTTCAACACTTGTTATTACACCTGCATTAGGTGTGGAGATAAGTACATTAGAAGTAGCTGCCTTATCAGGTGGTGCTGCTGTATTATCTGTGTTGAAGTCTTTTGCTAAGAATAAAATATCTACACCAGTTAAAAAAGTTTCTCGATAACTATAGCAAAGCCGAGGGTGTTATCCTTTCTACCTCGGCTCTTGCTTATATACAGTTATGTGGTTGTTCTGTTAAATGTTCTCCACAATCTTCACATAGATAGTTCTGACTAGGAACTGGATGTGACATTAGAATGGAGCGTCATCTTCGCCTATATCATCTAGGCTTCTAGCTACAGGGATAACAATACCATTGACTGCTGCAGCATAATCTTTCCAACCTTCAGGTGTATCTTTATTATCCATCCACCAAGACTTAGCAAATACTTTGCCGTCTACAGTATCTCCTGCAGTACAGTTACCCATAGCAGTACATCTAAAGTCAGGACTTCTAGGTGAGTTCTTTTCATCAGCCTTGAAGTATTTAACTGAACTACCACAAGGACAATAGATACCATTAGCATCCATAGCTATAGAGCCGTCCTTATGTTGAGCAGCTAAATTATCAGTATTGTAGTTAGCATCACTTAAAGTTTCCTTTATGTCTGTGCTAGCTTCCATAGTAGCTGTTGACTTTTTAGGTGCTGATTCAGAGGTTTTATTACCAACCTTACTCATCTCTTCCCTACTAGGTCTAGGTTTAGTACTACCTTGATACTTCCAGTTAGCTAACGCACGACCTATAGCAGATGTTTCACAATTCTCCATCCACGCATCAGCATTAGCAAAACCACCTTGACCTTTGGTTTCTTGTGCAATACCAGTAGCCACAGGTAAAGCACCTTTGCTATCTGTGAATACTTCTGCTTTGATTGTTACGCAACTACCGTCATCGGTAATATGCACAACATTAGTTTCGATACGACCGTTAGGATTATCAGACCAAAATTTTTTAAGTCTATCCTCGACCATTTCATATTCGTTCAAATTGAACTTTGCCATATATGACCTCCTGTTATATATATATTTATAATGTTAATAACTACTTGTTTATAGTGTTAACATCTTTTGTTTGTAACTGTGGTTCATTAAACAACTTGCATAACACATTGACGCATACCATAGCTGCTTCTTTGATACGCAAGTGTTTACCACAATAGTAACAAATCATTACTTGTTCTCCTCTAGTTGTACTAAGTACTCGGCTGTTACGCCTTTATTAGGTTTAACAAACAAACAGAACTGTGATGGTCTACCCATACTTGCTAATTGTTCTTGAGCAAATGTGTTATAACTTTCAGTACTACCATTAACCCACACACGTGTATCGTTTATATACATAGTTGTTGGGGTGTGATAGTGACCACACACTGCGTGTGTAAAGTTCTCCATCATTCCGTTAGCTGCTAAAGATTTCCAACCTAAGATTTTTTTGTTATAACCATACCAAGGTATACCTGCGTGACCTCTGATTTGGTCACCGTGAAAGCACATAAACTTTGCTTTAACACCTAGGTCTGCTACTAAATACCAGTTACGTTCGTTACCTCCATCAGGAACTATGAACTTTATACGTGGCTCATTAGCAAACATAGTCTGCATAATCTTACCTAGCATACGGTCAGCATTACTTTCAGGGCTATAATCTCTACGTGAGCGACCACCTAAAGCACCGTGATTACCAATTACCCAATAAACTTCTACTTCTTCAAACTCGTGTAGCAAGATAGAAAAGAATTTATGTAGTATACGTGGTCCATCAACAGTCACTTGCCTATATAAACTTGCGTCAATTAGGTGTGATTGCCCAGGAAAAATCAATTCTCCTTCAACAATATCTCCTAAGCATAACACTGCACACTTACGTATAGGATGTGATGCTCTTTGGAGTTGTGCTAATTCAGAGATTTTATAAGCGTATTGGACTACACGTTCTTCTGCAACCTCTGTTGAATACGTAGGCGTAGTCTTAGCCAACTGTATGTCAGAAAGTAATGGAACGCATATCTCTTCACCCACACGTTTCTTAGACTTCTGTGGTGGTTTTACTGGAGGTAAGTCCAAAGATAATATGCCGTCTTTGACTGCGTTATATACTGCGTCAATCAAATCTGCTTTCTTATCTGTGAGCTTATCAATACGCTTGAGTAACCTTTCGTTAGTAGCTTTCAGTTCTGCATACTTAGTATCAGTAACTTCAGCTAATAACTCGGCTATCTCTTCTTTATTTCTCTTAGCCAATTTCTTACACTGGTTGGAGTAATGCTCAATCCAAATTCTGACTCTAAGATATCAGAAATCTTTACAGCATTTACTTGTTTGTTTTGATTAATTAATTCTGCAATACCATCTAAAAATTCTTGCACATCGAGAGATACATTCTCGTACCACTTTCCCGTACTAGAAACGACACTATTGAGAAGTTCGTTTATTTTCTCGTTCATACGTATAATAATAACAGAAGTTTAGAAAACTATACGCAATTTAAAAAAAATAAAAGAAACTTATACGCACGCGTATAGAAAGCAAAATTTTTTTCGTGTAATACGCACGCGTATTGAGAGCAAAAAAAGGGGTACGCACGGTTGCCCGTACGTACCCCAACGTGTAAGACACAAAGTGAGTAAAAGCCTTACACGAATTAATTGTTCTTGTAAGCCTTAACCCACTCTTTAGCTTTATCTATATCATATAAAGGAATGACATTTGCCTTCTTCATCTTACCTAGTGCATCTACAAATAGACTTTTAGATACACCTACTCTAAGTCGAGAACCATCGCTTGTTTCAAAAGCAACACCAGTAAACTGTAAGTCAGATACTAGTATTCTTGGCTCTGCTTGTTTTGCCAACCAGTCTATAGCAGGTCCATCAACAATGTTATTTCTGAACTGTTCGATGTCAGGTATTTCTTTTACCCACTTACCATTCTTAGCAATAACGTGCAGGTAACCTACAGTATCATCTTTAGCAAAATTTTCAGGGTGGTTAGTACCTGAATAAATAGCTATAGTACTAGCAGGAAGTAACTTGACAATTTCTTCTATATCATCATTATCAAAGTTCATAGAGCCACTAGCATCAATAAGTAATGTACCAGTTACTCGCTTTGCTTTATCAATAAATATTTTCTTGTCAGTTGCGTATCTGTGCATAGCATTAGGTTTAACGCCTATGTCTTTCTTTCTCTTAGACTTACCTAATAAATCAGCAGGTAATGTTCTTGGTAGCTGATGATTTTTAATACCCATCTTGCCCCAAAAAGCATTTTCACCTTTGTCAGCAGCACGCATTTGGTCTTTGATAAATTGGTCAAGTTCACTTAACTCTTTCTCATCAATCACACCTTGCGTATCTATTTCATAATCTCCTATTTCATCTAGCAAAACACTAGGCATAGAACGTGGAGAATACTGTTCACTTAAACGTACACATTCATCAAAGATATACTGTGCAACTTCTTTAATCTTGTTGTTAGATACAGCATTGCTGTCTTTACGTGTAGACATAATATTATTGAATGACACACGTAGTATCTTAGCAAACTCATAAAAGAGGTCACGCAGTTGTCTTTCATCTGCTTTAGCAGTTTCATAGCCTTTGATATCTTTTAATCTTGTCTTAACCATTTCGGTAAAGTAGTACATATCTCCAGTAACAATCAATGGCATTTTAGTAAATGCGTGTATGTAATGTATTGGGTCAAGAGTGTCACTATAAATAGAATGAATAAGATTATCTATCATATTTTGTATGTCACGTTCATAAGGCAACGGCATAAGAGCCATCAATCTTTCGATTTGTCTATGTCCTAAGCCTACCTTATCAAGACCTTTCTTATTAGCGTACCAATACACTGTCAAGTTCTCTGCAGATTTTGTGTACAGAGGTTGTAAGTGTTTCACACCTACATACTTTCTTGGCTTGTTGTATTTGGCATCTACATACGCAAGTAACTTACCTGTTCTGTTAATTAATCTTCCATCGTAATCATCATTAGGACGTACGGGAAAAGATATAATTTTATCGTTATGGTCAATGTCTAAGTACTTAGCTGTATCTACGTACCATTCACTATCTTGCAATGCAAGGTTGAGCAGAGGTTTAACTCTGCCCTTACCTTTACCTTTACTTTTACTTTTACTTTTAAACATCTTGAAGCACCAAAGCGTCAATAATTTCTTCAGCAACATAGCTATCGAAACACACACGTGCTGCATTCTCGATGGATACTTGATTGTCTACGAGCCTAGCAAATTCTTTCCAAGCACGAATAGACATAGGTAATTCATCATAGCTACCTGCTTTGTCTGAGTAAACACTTCTGTATTTTTCAGGTAAAGCAAGTATTGCTTGTGGGTGTACTTCATTAATGTTTAGCTTGACAGTAAACCTATCGGCTAATGCCTCAGGCAAACTATCAGGTGTACCATTCATAGTTGCTACCACGTTAAAACCTTTCAAAGGTTTCACAGTTTCTTTGTCTTGGTTAGGCAAAGTCAAACGTGCAATATCTGCATCATCTAAGATAGCGTGAAGTACTGATGTGACATCAGGACCTGCGTGGTCTATCTCGTTGATTACTAATCTAGTACCTTCTCTCCAAGCCTTGACAGCTACACCATCGTTCCAGTCAAATGTACCTTTCTCATTAGGTATGTAGTGACCGACCAACTCTGATGCAGAGCTATCGACTGTAAGAGTTGTGCTATATATCTTTTTACCTTTCGGCACATTAGCAATAGTTGCTTGGTAGGTTTTACCCGTGCCTGGCATACCATAGAGTAACACTCTCTCTGATGTACCAATTATGCTGTTGAATAGTTCCCAACAGTTATCCATATTAATCATTCTCCTTTGTATTATTGTTTATACTTATTCTTCTTCGGTGTCTGCAAGATTTTGTATATATTTAATCTCGGCTTTACCTAAGAACTCTTCGATATCTTCAATGGTTGCATCGCTATCATTTTTGAATTTAGCCTCAGCTTCCTTGTAGATTTCTCTTTCATAGGAGCTACCCTCAGGTATATCTAACCAAGCGTAAGGTCTTACAGTTGGTATGTTCTCCCAAGTTTCTCCTGCAATATCTAGTTGGATAGTTTCCCACTTGATATCTTTAGGTGAGATATCAGTATTAACGCTCGTGACAGGAACTGTCGGAACATTAAATATAGTTCTCACGTGTGGCATTGTTAGCTTACCTGCTTTGTGATAATGTGGCATAGCCATTACACAAGTAACAGGGTAGTTATCAACAGCCACTCTATCTGTGTACTCACTAGGGTCTTTAACACCTGCTGTGGCATCAAAGAAACCTCTTCTAAGAGTTCGGTTATAACCTTTCTTGATAGCTTCTTCATTCAATGTTTCTAACACATTGGTTGTTAGCACAAGATAGTTATACTCGTGTGTCTGTACTCGATAGTTGTGTTGCATATTATTCCTCCTCTTTCTCTTTATCTTTATATGTATTGCAACATACGTTAGGACAATCTCCTTCAATGGTTTTGTCATTAACGTATTCTGTATTCCACTTAGCAAAACAATTGGTGCATAATGCTAAGTTATCTACTATAGGTATACGACTATCAACTGCAATCTCGTCATTGCATAAGTCACATACCCATAAGTCATCAGGCAAACCTGAATCTACTAATACATCCATAAAGAAAGCACCTCTATCTTCGTATGCTTTCTTCGTTTTCTCATAGTTAGCTTCAGATATTAACCTGATTTTTTTTCTGTGTTCAATAGGGTTAATAACCCATATGATTTCTTCTACCATATATATCCTCCTATAGATAGCTCGCATTACGCAGGGGGCTTTGTCGGTACGTACTGTAGAAAGGGAAGTACTAACCCACGTAATGCAAGCTATCTACTTTCAGTCGTGTAATGACAGGGTGCGAAAATTACACTCTTACTTATAGATAGCTTGTAACACACAAGATTACGTTTGGTTTCTCTATTTGGTCTGCAGACTTTCCTCGACCTCTTATGTGCTACAAGCTACCTACCTAACCTCGTATAAGGCAAGTAGCTCGTAGATATTTCTACTCATTTTTTTACTTTAGTGCTAACTAATGTAAGCGAGT